ACTAATTTCCATTTGGTTCTTATCCATACAACCTTCTCCGTGTGGGTATCCTTTATGAATCTAATTTGAACATCCCAACCTTATAAACATCTCGTTTATCCTCATCTTTACCTTCATAGTAATATGCTTTCGCACCAGGTACTAATTCTGCGCCATGAAGAATTTTAATAATTTCTTCAACATGCTCTTTACCTTTTTCATCAGCGTTGATAACAAGTTCATCACCATCCCAATCGTATTCCAGTTCAGTTCTATAACAATAATCATGTATCGTGTTTTCAATATCTGTCAATAGTCTGTTTATATCCGACATATTAGTTCCCCTTTAGTCATATTATATATTATAACCATTTTGGTCTAAAAAGTCAAGTGTATGATATATTTAGGCAAATCAGGTATTAATTTCCAAGTGGATTGCTAACTTTTAAAGCTAATTCGTTCATTTTTGCATTTAAAACTTCATTTGTTTTTCTTAACACTTGATTGCTTGTTTCTAACTCAGCAACTCTTGCTTCAAGTTTTTCTACAGCGTCGCTGCCTTGACTAGCTTCAATATTATCAAGTCTTGCGTTGAATTGCCCCCACGCTATGAAACCGCCACCAAGTGTAATTACTACACCAAGTATTACGGCATACTTGGAAAAGTTTTCTGATATTTTTGATAAGTCCATTTTTAATTACCTCTTTTTTGTTTGGAGAATATATAATTCTCGTTCTTTTTGCTTTCTTATATTTATCGCATTATTTAAGTCAGTTTGGTATTTAAGAACTGGGTCGTTTGCAGTTATCAATGCGATTACTTTATTTTCATTTTCATATATGCCAAAATTATAAGTATCCAACATCAAGTTATCATCTTGGTAAATTGGTTTTCGGTTATCATATAATTGTCGGTTATCAAATAAATTTGCATTTACATCACCATATTCTTTTCCTATATCAACCTGATTTTTTATCATAACAGCAGAAACAATATGATTCACCGCTTCCAATTGTTTATCTATTCTCTTAATTTTTTCTTCAATCTTTTGAGCAATCTTATCTATATCTACTTTAAGTTCAATTTTCTTCAATTTCTTTTCTTCAGCAACTTTTGTCTTTTTATCCTTTACCTTTACTTTGCTTTTCACATCTGATTTTTTCTCTTTTGGTTCATCTTCTTCTTCATCATCAGATTCTTCTTTGGATACAATAGTTGATTTTTCTTCTTTCTCCTCAGTCGGAGTATCTACTTCTTCTTCAACATCATCTGTTTTCGCAATTGGTGTTTCTTCAACCGCTTCTTCTGTAGTTTCAGTAGGCATTTCTTCAGTTACTTCATCTGCTTCTGCTATTAATTCATCTTCTGCTGCTGGTTCTTCTTCAACCACTTCTTCTTCTTTTGTTACACTCATAAATGTTTGTGTAGTGGATTTTTCTTCCATCACAGGTTCATCACTTATTTCTTCTGGCGATTCTGCGATTAGTTCTTCACTTTCCCCAACAGAATCTTCTGTAACAATTTCTTCTGGTTCATCACCACCAACATTAGTAAATGTCATAGTAGATGATTCGTCATCCATATCCATTTCTATTTCCGTTTCTACTTCCATTCCCGAATCTACTTCTTCATACATTTCTGTTTCTAATTCTTCAAAAACTTCCATCACTTCTGGTTCTTCAAATTCCATATCTCCCATTGATTCTTCTGTATAAGCAGGCACATCTACCATATCTTCATCAGGTTCAAATAATTCAAACATATCTTCCATTCCTTCAAAAGCACCAGCAAACATATCATCAATATCATCTTCAATTGTAGTTGTTTCAAAACTTTCATCTAAAACTATATCATCTTCCATATAAAATTCTTCATAAAAATCTGTTTGGATTTCTTCTTCAAAATAATCCATTTCTTCGGCAACATACATATCTTCACCTTCAATTTCATCTTCAATCATATCAGCAACAGTGCCAAGGTCATCATATATGTCATCAATCGTATCAGATACACCTTCGTCAGGACAAGTTGATGGTGTTTGTTGCCAACAATATACAATTGCTGTGCTAACTGATTCTGTTACAACTGTATTTGATGTTGTAACTGCGTCAACCCATTCAACAGTAACTTCATTATATCCTATGTCTAACTCTATATCATCAATATCTGGTCCCGTATGGTTACCAGTGATTGCATTATTATTTGTTACACTTACTTTAATAGTATAATCTGTTTCTGTATTTCCAGTGTTAATATAAGTATCGCTATAATTAACATAAACATTACCAGTATTGCTAGCATTTTTCCCAGATATTATTCTTTCTTGTGTCGTTACATTTCCACTAGCACCTGTTATAGTTTGTGTCATTGTAGTAGTATTAGTATAATTATTCCAATACCATATATCCGCTGATAATTTAGATGAAAATCCATTATTAATTTCTGCTTGTGATAATTCAGCATCATCTTTAACAGATATACTTTGTTCTAATTTGGAATCCTTTCCAGAAGCAAAAGAACCGCCAGGGTCATTACCACCTGCTCCACTATGGAAATTGTGACTAGCATCATAACCAGTAATCGTCCAGCCATCATCTGAATATGATGAACCTGTACCAAAAGTAGAGTTCGTTAAAACATCTCCTGTTTGTGTTGTTTGTTCTGAAACAACATTTTGATTATAACCTGGTACCGTTGTTGTAGTTGTAGTGCTTGTCGTAGTAGTCGTGGTAGTTGTGACATCACCTTGTTGTGGTGTATCTTGTTGAACAACATCTACTGATGTTGATGTTGAAGTAACATCTGCTCTCACAATCATGATGGTTAACCAGAAAACTATAAAAACTATTCCAAGATATTTTAATATAGTTTTAATCAAATCAAACAAAATATTCTCCAATAATTAGTCTGTATTGTGTGGAAGTTCAACTCCACCAACACTTTGATGTCCTGATAAATCTGCTGGTTTAACTTCCATATGTTCAAATTTAAAATCAAACTTAAACCAACTTTTACCCTTTTCTTTTTTATCGGAAGATTGATTATCTTGTTTCTTTGTTTCAACTTCCTCTTTTAGTTTCATCAATTCTTTCATTTTTCTTTTAGTTTCTCTTTCCGCTTTCTCTTGTTCTGCTCTTTTAATCGCATCAATTTTTGCTTGTGCTTCTTTACTTAATTTTTGATTAATATATTCTCTCTTTTTAAGTTTGTCTGTATATCTGTCATAATCTGGTCTTTCTATATCATATTTTTTCCATTGGTTTTTAGCATCTTGTCCAATCTTACCTTCAAATGGACAAGGTGTTCCAGCGTGTTCCATTGCACTAAACACTCTATCATCTTGGCAGAGTATCGCAACAGCAGCAACTCTCATCTGATAATCATAAAGAAGTTTTGATAATTTCATTCTTTCACAATTCTGGTCAGTAAAATATGTTCCACCTGCTACACCAAGTCCAAGTGTTTGAACACCAAAACTTACACCAACTGTACAAAGGTCTTGTGAATAACTTGACATAGAAGGCGCACTTGCATTTCCAACAGGTATAGTTTTTTGGTTTGTGCTTGATGAATTGGTAGATGTAGTAGTCGTGGTATTCGTTTGCCCACCATCATAAGTGTTTGTTGTCTCGGATGTATAACCACCACTTATAGAAGTGTTGCTACCACTTGTATTGGTTTGTGTAGATGCAGAATTATCATTTGCAAAAACTGGATTTAATGGCGTAATTGTTAATGATAATATTAGAAAAAAAAGTAACAGTTTGTCCATTAGAAGTCTCTCTCCTTACCTTCTACATTTATTTATCGCACCCTGCACTATATAAAAAATTTTAATTAAATATCGGTATAGGTAAATCCTATCGACAATCTCTTTGCGATAGTATTTGTATATATGTCATTTGTATTTATATAATTATATATTTAGAGATTATCGGATTTTACCCAAGGTAGACTTAATTAATTTCTGTTCATTTCTTCTACCCTTTTCTTCCTGTGATTGACCCTTCCAATCAAAAACAATTTCACCCAAATTATTTTCGATTAGTTCTTCCAATTCTTCTTCAGATAATTCAGCAAAAACTTGTTGCACCACAATCTCTAATTTCGCAACCAGTTTATTGATTTTTGTAATAATGAAAACATCATTATCAATTTTGTTCTTGCTCATATTGTTTCCCGTATTTGCAAATAAAATACGCATCAACTATGTCCGTCAAAGGATTGGAAATAGAACAATTTAATATCTTTTCCAAATCAATTTTGGTTTCATCATAGAATACTTCATACATCAATTCTTTATTCGCATTACCTTTGCCAGTAGCATATTTTTTGACAATACTCGGCGGCATTAATATCGTTTTATTACCTTGAATATAAAGATTATATTTCAAAATGCCAGTATTTTCTGCTATGTTAAAAACTCTACCTGTGCTTCCCAGCGAGTAATCTTCAAGATACACTTTGATATTCGGGTCGAGTTTTAGATGCACCATTATCCAATTGCTTAATGCGTGAAATCTTTCTTGCTGAGACTCCCAATCTTTATAAAGCCATTCTCCAACAATTTTATTGTCAGCAAAACAACCCAAATATTTTTTCTTGGCAGTTAGATAGTATATTTTACAATTTTCCCAAGCAAAATTTTCAGCAAAAGATAAACATATAGCAGGACTGGTCATACTATAATCTATCCCTACGGATTTAATTTTTGGGTTGAACTCAGTTTCCAGTCTGTTGTTTATCATAATATCTTCTGTCATAAATAACTCATTTTTTGACCCTTTTATAAAGGTAGGGTCAAACACACTTACGCTTCCTAAAAGCGTCCAAATACCCCTTTAAAATGGCTCTGGCAGCGGATTTACCGCCAATCATCCTACGAAACTCCAGTTGGTGTAAAGGTTATATCACAACCATTTCCGTCTTGTCCACCACAAGCGAGTTCCTGTGACGCAATAGTCGTATCTGTAGATTCATATTTGGACAATATACCCCAATCTACATCTTTAGGCATTTTCTTTAAAAATTCGTTATATTCTTCTTCCGTACAATCTTGGTACGGCGCTTGTTTGTAGACGTGGTCAGTAAATGGTAAAAATGACACTCCACTCATATAATCAAAGTTATCATAAACCCATGCTCCCACTTCCATCCATTCTTTTTCTTTCACGGAAATCGTTACAGATGGTTTATGTTCGCACCAATTCTCTTGATAGATTTTCCAATTTTCAAGTTGTTCAATCGCAGTCATATCTGTTCTAAAAACTGCGTCCTTATCTGCCTTTTGTGGAAATGAAAAAACAACATTATGTTTATTCATATAATCTTCTTCTGAAGGAAACCCAATATCAACCATCATTTTAGATAATGGGTCTTTTACATCTCCACGAACTGTACGAATATAAAATGGATTATGTCTTGCATGAATACCAGACGCAGAATCTACTAATTGAGAAACTGTACCAGATGGTTTCACACAAGTAATCGCAACCGATTGATTAATACCAATATCCTTTGCATATTTTTTATTTGTGTCAATCGCAAGTTGTTTTAATTCTTGTAATCTTTCATTCAATCCTTTTTCTTTACCATTTGTAAAACGACATTCCATTATACCTGTAAGAGAAACCCCGAGGAGTCTTTCTTCTTGACAATTCTTTTTCCATTCTTTTGCAATATATTTAAAATTAACTAATGTGGATTGAAAAGTGCCTAAAATAGTCGCAAGTCTTACCTTTTCCTTTAAGGTTTCCATAGTATCTTCTGGTCTTATTACAACTTCTGATAAATTACAAAATTCTCTTGAACGTAAGATGATTTCAGAACAAGGATTCGTTCCAAATTCTATCCCATCAGTTTGTCTCCTGCCATTTTGAGAAGCAATCTTAACAGCCGAAGCACGATTAAAGATTCCTCTTTCACCAGATTTAGAATCATACAATGACCTCCATTCTTTTAAGAATATTCCCATATCTGGAGTTTCACTATATATCGCAGAATTGTTTGCTAGCGCTCTCTGTGGTTCTGTTTCCCACCATCTTCCTGTCTTTGCAGCTCTCATTCTATCATCAGATAAATTAGAAAGAGAAATTAATGCAGAACGTCTTACACCACCCACAACAACTATCTCTGCAATCTTACAAATAATATCATGACATTCAAGAGAAGTAAGTTTTCTGCCAGCTGCGTTACGTAATACCTTTACACAAAATTTAAATAAATCATCTAATGGTTCTGGCCCAGATGCACGACCACCAAAAGTTTTTAATGGTGCACCTGATGGTCTTACTTTACTTAAATCCCACTTTGGAATTTGTCCATGATATACCATTGCAAGAAGTTCTTTAAATGCTTTTGCCCAACCAAGTTTTGAATCTGCGACAACTATCTTTGTATCACTTGGATGAAATTCCTCTGCAACATCTGGAAGATTACTAACTGCTTGTCTATCAACAGAAAACCCAACACCCGTTCCATTCATTAAAATATAAAGAATCTCATCAAATGCTTGTGGTCTATCTACTGCGACATATGAACAATTATATCCTGCGATATTTTCTTTTTCAAGTGCTTCACCAGCAGTCATAAGACATCTCATAGAAGGCATAATTTTTAACTCTAATATATTTTCTCTTAATTGTTTTTTCAACTTATCTGTCATTTTATATTTGTGCATTTTCTTTAAATGATTCTCAAAAAAAGTAAAATATCTTGATACCGTTTCGTGCCAGGTTTCTCGTCTATTTTCTTCGGGTATCCATCTTGAATACCTTGATAAATGAATGAATTGTTGATATTGTGTAGGCAAATCGTTGTGCATTTGTTATGACTCCTTAAACTTTTTTCCAGTCTATTAATCTCGTTTTGGCATGGAGACTAGAGAAGGTATTATTACTTATAATTCCATGGATTTCTGTGGAAGTTTTACCAGAAAGTACCATGTCATTAATATCTTTTTCATGAATGTTATCGGGCCAAATTACAATCGACTGGTTTTGTGCAATAGACCTTTCCATTCTTTTTATTATCTCCAAATTTCTTGGTTCATTATCATAGATAATCGTATAGTTTTTTTTATCAATATCTAATTTAAAATCAGCACCAGCAACAGCAAGACAATTGTCAAGAAAAAGACTATCAATCGGTCCTTCGACAAGATAAACATGTTTATCAAAATCAATTCTATCAAGACCAAATATTTTATTTCTTTCTTCCAACATTATCGTAATATATTTTGGATTTTCTTTTCCAAAGGACCTACCTTGATAACCAAATAAAATATTTTCCTCATTAAAAAATGGAATGACTAATCTTGGGTGGTCACCTTTAAGTGATGGAAATTTATTTGGTAAAAGTGTATTGGTAAATGCAAAAAATCCAGATGTAAAATATAATTTAGAATAATATTCTTTTGGAATTTTTCTTTCTTCTAAAAATTTTATTGCTGGGTGTGAAGTTTTTAAATCATCAAAATTTTTAAGTTGATAAAACAAATCTTCAAACTTAGTTTGTTCGTGTATGTTAAACTCTGGTGGTTTAAAATCGAATTTTGGTTTTTCGGTGGAAGATACATCAGATGTATATCTTGCCATTATATACTGTTTATGTAAATCAATATCAATATGTTTAATTAAATTACCCAATGTTAATCCTATAGAACAGTTGTGGCATTTATAAAAAAAGTCATTCTTTTTTTGAAAGAGATATCCTCTCGCTTTCACACGACTTCTTTTAGAGTCTCCACAAACTGGACACCTGAAGTTAAATAAATTGTTTCCCTTCTCTTTGTATAATTTTAATTGAGAAGACAATCTTCTTATAAATTCTATATCAATATGGTTATGCATAATAAAGTCTTTCTAATATGATACACTAAAAAATAGAAAAGTCAAATAAAAATTAAAACTGTATAAATTTATTTAACATAAATCCTACCACAATCGCACCACCAATAATTAACCATCTCCAATTTTCCAAAACACCAACTCTATTATCCAAGTCGTCTTTCAAAGAATCTATCTGTTTTTTAGTATTTTCTATGATATGTTGTTCAGTATTAGTAACTCTTTCATATAATTCTCTATTAATAGTAGTAATCCTGCTATGAATTTCTTTAATATCTGTCGCTAATTCTTTTCTTTTTTCTTCTATCTGTAAAACATTATCATTTAGTATTTCTTCTTGTCTTTCAATCTTTTCTTCATGGACTGCTAACATGATATGAATAGAACTTGATACATCTGTAATCTTTGTAATCGCTTTATCTAATCTTATATGAATCTGTTTCATCTCTGAAACTTCTCGTTGTAAAACATCTATTTCTGTGCGTACACCCTTATCCATTGGTACACTAGATGCCCATGAATTATTGTTGTTTGTTGGTCCATTCGCCATGTTAACAGTCCTCCTTATTCAATTATTTTTCTTCGGTTATCAAAGTCCATGCACCATAAATTATAGCTGCGTATGCACACAACTTAGCAATAGGACTAAAAAAAACAACAACAACACCGAATCCAATCAATGTTGCGCCGTCCCAAGATGTTCTTTCATTAACTCTATCTTTTACCCATTTAGACATTTTTGTTCTCCATTTGTTTAATTTTTTGTTCCAAACCATCTATTTTCTGTGCAATGTTTGGATACTTTTTCCTCCATTGTTCTTCTGTTTCAAGAATCTTTAAATTATATCTATCTGCTGCCCAATTATAAAATTGAGAAAACTTTGCATATGTCCATATACCTAAAGAAGTTGTCTCGAACCATTTTGCCGTTGCACTTCCAACAATACCACTAGCGATTGCTCTTAATAAAAAATACCACATATTTTTTTCCTCTTATACGATTGCAGACCAAAGATTTCTTAATTTGTTTGCATAACGAGAAGATGAATGGTCTTTGAATCCATCAAAAAACTGCCACTTTTTAAGTGCAGCCCATCTACCTCTCATTTTATCTTTGAATCTCTGCCAGTATGAATCTCCATTCCTCATATTTCCATAATGATTGATATAACACAATTCCCCATGATGAGTAAATCCCATTATCCATAATGGAAATTTTGGAACTACATCATTATTATTAACGAATCTTTTATGTTCCGCTTTCAATCCTTTACAAAAAATTTCCCCACCTACTCTAGGAGAACCATATGTATATAGTTTTGGATTTAGATGTTCTAATCTTGATGCACAAATAGTTGCCATTGCACCACCAAGTGAATGTCCTGTAATCCAAATTTGTTTTTTAGTTGTCTTTGGTAATACTTCTAAAATACTATTCCAAAGTTTATCAACTTCTTTTTGAAATCCCATATGCACCCAACCTTCTTGACCACTTTTTGCTGGTCTTTTAAAGAGAGTTATATCTGCTTTGATATCACTCAACTTTTGTGGTTCTGTGCCACGAAATGCAATTATTATATGCCCTGTGTTGCTTGCAATATGAACTTGAGCACCTCGAACACTTAAATAAGTATGACTTTTAAAACCTATACTACTAAATTGTTCTTTGGCAAATTTTCCACGGTGGTAAGCAAGCGAAGAGCACTCTGCAAAAAAATAATTATTTTGCACATCATCATCAAAAGATATTCCTTGACAATAATTAAAATATTTTTTTAAACTTGGCATTTTATTCTTCCTCTTTTTTTGTTTCTTCTTTCTTTGTGCCTTCTGCTACTATTTCATAATATATAATAATCTCTTTTTGTTGTTTAATGTATCGTTTTACATCTTGAACATCCAACGCAAGATTTTCATAATCTCTCACAGACATTGCAATATATACCAAGTCAGAATTTTTCTTTAAAAATCGTTCTTTAAAATCTTCAAAATTCTTTTCTGTTACAACATAAAAATGTATACCATTCATTGATATTGGTTTTGGCCAAGGTTGAATGGGAATACTTCTATCAACCCGAATAGTTCTTACATTTAAATCCTTTGTTCCACTCAAAAAAGAACAACCACTTACTCCAAAAATTAATCCTAATATTAATAATCCCGCTTTTATTTCCATAACATATTACCTCGTTGGTCGCTTCGTTAAATCCTCTATAGATTTATATTCTCTTTTAGTCGCCCTGTTTATTATTTTTTCTATTAAACCTGGTTTTCTTAATGCATCTCTCGTTAAATTATGTCTTTGTAATTTTTTATGTAATGCGTCTTTCTCCTTCTCTGCATCATCTAATCTAATTTGCAATCGCCGGTTTTCTTTATCAAATCTCTCTGCATCTTGTTGCAAAGTATCTATCGCTGTTTGTTGAGTTTGAACTGCAGTTTCTAATTTTGCATTGTTCTTCGTCAACACTTGGATACGATTTTGTGTATCCTTATAATAAAAATAAAAACCACCTGCCATAGCAGCCATCAAGACACCCATAATCAACATTCCCTTTAATCCCATTTCATTTCACTCCTTTTACTTATATATTGTATGAACATACCATACGATTATTATTACACACATTGCTATTGCATAACCATTCATGTATCTATTTATATTATCTCTTATCTGGAATTATAAGTTTTTGAAGGAGTTTTCTTTGGTTTCTTTGCTTTATCAACTTCACGAACCTGTTCTAATAATTCTTGAAATTGACTAAAATCTTTAAAATTTTCTACTCTTAATACTGGATTAGTTGTCCTAAAATCTTTCTTTCTCATTATAGTTTTTGCAACTAAATCCAACTCATTATTTTTTTTATCTACTGCTAATACAAATGGTAAATTAACATTACTATTCATATCTGCAATAACTGCTTGTGCTTTCGCACCCATATCTTTTATTTTAGTTCCATATTTTTGTCGTGATTTTTTAAATAAAGCAAGCAATTCGTTAGTAGTTATCTGTTCCTTGTTTCTTGCATCATTCAATCTTGCAAGAAAATGCTTACTAAATTCTACATCAATCTTTAAAGACCTAAAAATCTTATCTGCATACTTCTCAACTTGGTCTAATTGCGACTTAGATACTAATTTTCTTTTTTGTCCTGTTACCATTGGTTTGTATGTATCAAGACCAGCACCACTAGAACCATAAGCGTCCATTGTGGACGCATTTAAATCTGGTACTGGTTTGTATGAATCAATAGGAAGATAAGGATAGGTATATTCCTTAAAAGTTTTTTTCATTTTGTACTTATACCTTTACTTGTTGTTTTTTTTCTTCTCTTTTTGCTCTTAATGCCATGATACGTTCAATGAATTTTTTAGCTTCTCTTACTCTACCATCCATTTGAATAAATCTTTTCTTCTTTTTGGGTGGAACTGGAACAGTCGAACTATCATCACCTGTCCCCGATACTGCAGTACCAGTTGCATTTGTTGGCACATCTTCTGGTAATACGGTAGTCGGTTTTTGAAGACCTAACTTTTCATCTTTATAGTATCGTTTCATTACTTCAGCAAATTTTGGTTTTTTATTCATTTCTCTTTTATATCCTCTAAACTTAT